AGTTAATGGCACAGCCTTATGATGACGCAGATATGATTATATGGGCTAACACAAACTATATGAGAAGATTAGAAGGAAAATCCAGAGTTCCTTATAGAGATATATGGGATTTTTATGATGAAATGATTGATGAACATTCAAAACAAATAGGATTAAGTCCAAAAGAAATCGAGGAGTTTAAAGATAAAAGAAAAGTTCCGTATAGAGATATGGGCACTATTTATATTGACCCAGTTTATGAGGATGGTGATGTGTAGTGGCATCATATAAAAACTTTCAAAGTAAAAGTGCCAAGCATGATAATGATAGAAGTAATATATATGAGGCGGGGTTTGAATCACCTTTTCAACAATCAACAACAGGTTTAAGCAATGTCAAAGCCAATATTGAAAAGTGGACTGAATTCGCTTCTTTTATACGCTGGTATCCTGATATATTCTGGGACATGTATAAACCAGAAGTAGGCGGATTAAATCTAGATTTATATCAGAGAGTAATGATGAGGCAATTATCAAGGTTCGCAGAGAATTATTTTTGTATACCCAGGGGCGGTGCAAAAACACTAATACATATATTAGTTCAATACCATACTGCTACTTGCTATCCAAATATAACTCTTGCAATAACATCATCTACAAAAGAAAATGCAGTTAAAATATGGAAAGAAAAACATGACGAAATTTTAAGATTTTATCCGAGTTTTGCCGACAATTTTAAATCTGTGAATTTCTCAAAAGATACTGGGAGAGTTGAGTTTGCTAACGGTTCAGTTGTAGACAACCTTGCAAACACGCAAAGTTCGAAAGGTCTTCGCCGCCGTAGAGGGGGGCTGGAAGAATCTGCGCTTATAGACAAAGATTTGTATGAAGATGCTATTGAACCAATATTTAATATTCCTAGAACTACAATGAGTGGTGAAATTGATCCATTGGAATTAAATGGGCAAATTAATAGATACTCAACTTCGGGTTATAAAAACTCGGATGAATATGAAAAAATACTTATGATGTCTAGGGATATGGTTGACTTAAAAGGCTCACAAGTTTTCGGTTGTGACTGGTTTATTCCTGTATATTTTGGTAGACAAAAGAAGTCAGTTATTGACAAAGCTAGAAAAGGGAATATTGTAAGATTTAGACAAAACTATTTGTGTGACTGGATAGGTGCAAGTGATGGTGCACTAATCAATATAAGCAAGATGATTAAAGCTAGAATAATTAGTGTTCCTGAATTAGAATGCCCTAGAGATAAAAATAAAAATTTTGAGTTGAATGAATATGTAATTGGCGTTGACGTTGCAAGGAGTTCATCTGATGCAAATAATAAAACTGCAATTACTGTATTAAAAATTATAAGGAATGAAGGTGGAAGCATAAGGCAGTTACAATTGGTAAATATCATAACACCACCAAACGGATTGAATTTCGAAGAGCAATCAGTAATGGTAAAAAGAGTATTTTATAAATACGGGGGGAACTTAAACCTATCTAAATCAAGAGTTAAAGCCGTTTGCATCGATGGAAATTCTATAGGGCAGGGTTTAGTTGAAAAATTACTAGAAGATGTAACTGACTTTGAGACAAACGAAGAATTAGGTTGTTGGGCAACCATAAATACTGATGATGTTGCTAAAGTCAAAAAAGCACCTAATATATTGTATGTCTTAAAATCACAAGGTATAAATGGGGATATAATAAGAGGTTTTATTGATAGTGTTGAGTCTGGGAAATTAAAGCTAATACGCCCTTATGATGATATTAAAAATCAATTTCCAAAAGATGTAGATGATGTAGAAGTAGAGGCATTGTGTCTACAAACTCAAGTTTTAATAGATGAAGTATCTAATTTAAAGCTTAAAAAAACACAAAACTCTATAACTGTAGAACAGTTAGTAAGACGCATCGATAAGGATAGATTCTCTGCATTAATATATTCGCTTTACTACATTGCCATGTTCTTAGAAGAAGATGATAATGATGAAAAGTTCGATTGGGCATCTTTTGCTCTATGGGACTAAAACTAAAAAAATAAACAAAAACAATAAAAAAAGGTGGTGAATCAAAATATGGCTGAAACAAAAAACTCAAAAAACTCAACAAAAAAAAGTAAAACAGCAAAGTCAACTCCAAAAGTAATAAAAGAGAAGATAGATACTGAACAAGAAGCACCTGACTTAAAAGGCTTTGAACAGTATGCAAACATTCAATATTTTTCAAGAGACTTAATAACATTATCAGCACCTACTGCACAAAGGCGTAGAAAGTATACTCGTAAACAGATTAGGACATTTATGCTAGACCCATTTAAGAATTATGACAAACTACAAGATGTGTCACAATATCTTAAAACTACTGGTGGTAACTATTTTAGAATTATAAAGTACCTATCAGACATTCTAACTTTTGATTATCTTATATACCCTAACGGGAAAGCTAAAATGGATAATACACAAGGTCTTATGAAAGGCTACGAAAATGCTGCTAAAATACTAGAAAAAATGAACATTAAGTATAACTTGCGTTGGATGATGGAGAGATTAATTGAAAATGGTGAGATATATTTATATGAGATTGAAGACGGTAAAGGGATTATATATAAAGAACTACCACCTAACTTTTGTAGGATATCTGCAATAGATAGAGGTGTTTATATGTATGAAGTAGACCTAAATAAAATTACTGCAAAGACCTTTGACGTATTTCCAGTTGAGATACAAACTGCTTATGAAAACATAAGTCAATACAAAGAGACTGAGGGTTGGTATGAGGTAGGAGATAAAGGTTTTGCGTTTAATGCAATAGGTAATTATACTCATGGATTTCCTCTATTAGTTATGATGTTTGATGATGTAATGGGATTAGAGGATACTAAGGATTTGATAGAGGGTAAAAATAAACTTGATTCTATTAAGCTTATTCATCAAAAAATACCTTTAGATGATAATAACGAACCTGTATTTGACCAAGATATAGCTAAAATATATCATGGTGCTACTAAAAAGGGTTTACCTGATGGAGTTTCTATTACAACCAACCCATTAGAAATTACAGCAATTCCGTTTGACAAGGCTGCTAATAGAGAGTTTGATAGCATTGAGAGATCTGAAAGAAATATTTGGAACTCAAGTGGTATCTCAGATATGGTATTTAATAATAACAAGGCAAGCGGTGAGGCTTTAAAGAGATCTATAATAGCTGATGAAATGATGATGTACCCATTCCTACATTCATTTGCTAATTTTATAAATACTAAAATAGACAGTACAAAATTTTCTATATCATTTTTAGAAACTTCTTACTTTAATAGAGATGACAAGATTAAAATACATAAAGATATGCTTGCTTATGGCGCAAGTAGAATGCACTTCTTAGCTTTACAAGGCTATGAACCTATACAGATACTCAATATATTAAGGTTTGAACAAGAGGTTCTAGATATTGATAAATTTATGATACCTAAAAAAACTAGTCACACTATGACTGATGATGGTGATGAGGGTGGCAGACCCACACAAGAGGATAAAGGTGAGGAAGTAAAGGATAATACTGATGTTGATAGAGGGAATAAATAGGAGTTGATATGATGTTTATTTATTGTTTAGATGATAAATTAAAACAAGATTTACTTAAACAAGGGTTTAAATTGCTTAATGAGTATGATGGTAAGGCAGTTTTTATATTTGATAATAGTTCTGCTAAGTTCAACTTTGATAAGGTGGATAAAAGTAAGTATATACTATCAAACAAATTAAATTTTTAAAGAAAGGAGTTGATATTTATGGAGAAAAAAGAGACTAAAGTTTTAGCTAAGTTTAGCAATCTAACTCAGTTTAACAGTCAATTTTCTAAGGCTAAAATCTATATTGCATATCATGGTGATAATAGAAATTATACTAGTATAAGTAAAGATGTCTTTGAGGATATGATTCCTTCGCTTTATGGGATACCTGTTGTTGGTGAATGGATAGAAAATGTAGATAGTGAAGATGGTGGTGGATACGGTTCTCATGGTGGAAAAATTGAAATTTCCGACAAGGGAGTTAAATACATTGAAACAACTAAGCCTATAGGTTTTGTTGGACAAGATGCTGAAACATCTTGGGAAACAGTTACTGAAGAAGATGGGCAAGAACATGAATACCTTGTAGCATCACCAGTTTATTTATGGACTGGTAGATATCCAGAGGCACAATCTATAATCGAAAATGAAAACTCACAAAGTATGGAAATACAAGTTTTTGATGGTGATTATAGGGATGATGAATATTTCGACATAAAGAAAGGTGAATTTTCTGCTCTTTGTGTTCTTGGAAATGTTGAACCATGTTTTGAACAATCTGCATTTAAAGAATTTAGTAAAGATGAATTTAAAG